TTAAACGGATGATGTGATTGATTATGTTCGAGTCTATATATTGAACGTGTATAGATTCTTCAGTCGTGTTTACATAATTTGTTAAATCGTATGTAGTAAACGTAGGAGTTACCGTTGTAAAATCAATAGTTTGCGCACTTGAGATATTAATAAACTTCTCCTTGCCTTTGTACCATAAAAACAAATCAGTAAATCTCTCATCCTGCAAAAAAGCACCTTGAAAAGTTATTCCGTACTTGTTTTGGATTTCGTCAAAGATTCTTGCAACTCGTAAGGCAGGGAATAATTCGTTTTTGTAAATCGCTCCCGAATTTGTATGGATATCGTTATTAGTTGATAAACCTGTTGACGTGTTAGGTAAAGGTGGGTCTACTGATTGAGATTGATACTGCCACACTCTATAGGAAGTGATTAGCGGGTACTTTACATCGTAAGTGTTATTGGCATCCTCAATGCGTGCTAAAACCTCCGCAGAAGTGAAATCGTGAGCATATGCCGAATAGTCTAAATCAGAAAGTAAATCCTCACCAAAGGTATCTTTCAGCGTTACTCCTTCTCCGTAGAAAGTGAGCTTGTAGGAACTCGGCTTGCCGTTGGTTAGCGTTGCTCCGTCTAATTGCACTTTGCCCTTACGAAAGGTAGTTAGGTTGATTTCAATGTACGCGTCTTTTCGTAGGTTGTTATCCGTTGTGAAATCAATATCCGAATTATACCAATGCTCGAAGAATACGTTGTTGACATCCGATGCAGGCACGGTGAATCCTTGAGAGAAATCCGTAAACGTTTTAGAGATGTCCTGAACGTTTTGGATAGAGCTTGTTACCTGTATCTGCTCGTCATTGAATAGCTCAATACGGTTGCCTTCTATGTAGAGTTGTACCTTTCTCATTACACTACTGAATTGATAACATCGTAAGCAAATTCAAACTCAAGTTGATAGTTAATCATATGCGTATTTATGCTCTTGAATAACTCCGTGTTTTTGGTGTTTAGTTTAGCAGGCTTCTTGTTGATTAGAATGCGCTCCGATAGCATCAACTGCTGAATCACCTCTTTAAAACTTTCGCTTACCCAATCCGTATTCACTCTAATCATCTTCTTTCCGTTGGCATTAAATACCTGACGTTGTCCTTCCAAAGTCGAGTAGTTAGGGTATCTGCTCGGCATTAGATTATACTCCGTGTTTTCAACTGCTAAACTATCGTTGCTTGCCTTAAAGAACCATTCACGCTGCCAAGCTCCAAACTTGTTGACAAAGTCCAATTGAACTGGCGTGTATTTGCACTCTTCTTTTGGTTGAAACGTAGCCGTAAATAATACCGCTGCGCTGCCGTCAATAATTTCTAACTTGTTACCAACTGCGCCATATGTTGAGTATACTCTTGGTATATCTCGCCACACGTTGTTTGTAAGCGCTACGGTTTGGCTTGCTCCTGTGGATAGGTTCGTATATTTGACCGAATTTCCGCTGCCTGTGTATAGCGTTAGCCATCCGTACTCACCGCTCAAATCATAGTTGTAAGTATATGTACCTGATGAGAGTAGATAGTTTCCGAGCGCAGGGTTATAACCTTCTTCATAGTAGCCGTAGCCATCAACACCAAAATGCGTTTGAGTGCTTCCTACCTGAATAAAAGACGTACTGATTTTCTTGAATAGCTTTAAGCCTACATTGCACCATTGCGTTGAAGGAGTAGCCGTGAAAATGTTTGTAATAGTTTGTAGTGTGTCGTGGTCTATGTACTCACGGATGTAAGGCGATACGTCATAGTAAGTCGCAGGATTGTTTGACGAAGGTATCTTCTTGCTTAATGTGTAAGCAGGAGAAGCAGGCATTGAACCTGTGCCGTTCCAAAGATAGATTTCTAACTTTGTTTCTATCTGCGATGTTTCGTTAATCGTAACTATGTACGGATTCCGTGCGTTAATTGTTGCCATTATTTCAGTATATTATCAATTTGTTGGTTGAATAGTTTTTCTGCATCCAAGCCGAAAGATGCTACCAGTTCGTCAGGTAGATTCCTGTAAGCAGCCTCAAATGGCTTTGTAAAAAACATACTCGGTTTCATTCCTTTGTTGTAGATTCCTCGTGTGATTAGAAACGCAGTAGATTCATAGCTTAAGAACCTTCCTGATTTTCTATCCTTGAATTGAATCCGTCTTTTTTTAACCCAATTAAAGATGCCTTTTGTCAGTCCACCTTTTTGACCTGTGCCTGAACCAAACTTAAACGGAGATTTAGGTGCTTTCGATGAACTTTTTTTACCCTTAACACCCAAGTCTTGATACGCTCCGTAATCGGACATTGAAAACTGAAGCGAGATAGAGTTAGGCATAGCCTTTACATCCCCTTTAATGGAGTTGTATAAGCTCTTGGATACGTTCTTTCGTTGGTTTGTTAAGTTGCGTTTAGATACGCTAATAACGTGGTTACGGAAACGCTCTAAAGATTTCTTTACCTCGCTTTGTTCCATCAGCAGATTGTTACCTCGTTAGGAATCAAAACATCAAATGTCATAGTCCATCCTGCAAGGTTGTTCTCAAATCTCTCTACAAATGGTTCGCAGTTAGGGTTACCGTCTACTACAACTTGTGAATCCCACATTGTGCCGTGTAGCATTTGTGCATAAGCTCGGTTTAGGATTTCTAATTGAGTGTTGAGGACGTCTTGCTCGTTCGTGTTTCCCCTGAATCCGTCAGTAGTTGCCTCTTTGGATATGTTGACGATGTCCATTGCAATCAAGCTAACATTGAATCTTACTACGTTGGTCTCGAAAGATGCGCTATTAATCATAACGTGTACAAGCGGAAAGATAGTCTGCTTGTTTAGGTCTATCTCAAAGATGTCTCCTTCAGTTACGGTGTTCACCAGTGCATCAGCATTGAAGTGAGTTTGTAGGGCTTGTGTTATTGTGTAGAATCCTTTCATCGTCTCATTTGTCTTTGGAGTTGTCGTTGTTCAATTTCGTTTTTTTGCTTTTCGAAGGTGAGATATGTGAGACATTTAGTAAGTCGGAGCTTCGTAATTTCATCGAACTTCGTAACGTCTCCTTTAGCGAGTCCATATATAGACTGATACCATCCCCATCGTTTGGCAAATTGAGTTGTTTCACTAAAGTCGCTGACAGGTTCTTGTCCTTCTTCATCTGCTTCTCCAAATAGTTCAGGGTAGCCGTCAGTAACTCGTTTCCTAAATTGTAAAAAAAAACCGATGCTGCAATGCAAACATCCAAAGGCGCAAACTGCATCAGCTCTTGATGGTCTTTACTTGGTTTGTACTCGTGGAGTTCGTACTTGTCTTTGATTCGTGTTTTGATAGGTCGGTACATCACTGCCATAGCCTTGTTATAAGTCTCCCAACTCTGCAAGTGATTCTCCAAGTCCACATATTCACCGAAAGAAATCTCCTCAAGGTTAGGTATAAATCCAAATTCAACACCACCGATTTTAAATGTCTGCTGAAATGCAGGAGACTGACTGAACAATTCAGTAAAGTGCTGCACCATTTCGTTAAGTGAGGTCATTTTAATCTTTGCAACGTCCGTTAATCGGATGCCGCAGAAAATCTCAATCATCTTTTGAGCGATAAACTCGTCATCATTAGAACCTTTCTGCACGTTCAAGAAGTCCACATAGTGTTTGAGTGGGATTTCGTTGAGTGATGTAGGTACTTTTACTTGGATTTCCATAATGTTATAAGTCTTTTAGTCGTTTTTGTATTCTTGAGCAAGGACATAAGAGTACGCTTGTGCTAACATTTGAGCGTGTTTCCGCATACTAAACACATCATCAAAGACAATATGCACTTTCTTGCCAGTTCGTTTGTAGATGTATTCCTCAACGATAGCCTTCATACGAGGCAGCTCATCGGATTGCGTATTGTCCATAGTTTGAATTTAAGCCGAGATTCTCCATCTCGTGGTATCGAAGGGCATCTATAGCGTGGTCATTGCCTCCTGCAGGGTTTTTTAGCCTTACTCCGTGTTTATCTACATCCCAACAATAGGAGCGAAGTTCTTTGATTAGGTTTGTGCTTTGCTTGGTGACCAAATACTCTTGCTGCTGCATTACGTCAATTCCATATCGGATAGAATCCTTGCCTTTGGTTACTCCTTTTATCGTCTTTCCGTAGCGTCTAATCTCGTCAATGGATTTAGGCTCGGAGGAATCAGCGTAGATAGTAACGGCAGACGGCAGTATTTTAGCAATGTCGGAGTTTAACATACCTGTGCGGTAAACAAGTTCGTTTACTATTCGTTTTCCGTTCCAATTATACACCTCAATTGCAGAGGTAGGGTCATTCGTGTAACCGAAGTCAAGTCCTATGCCTATGAGTCGTGCGTCATCAGGTAGCTTGTCAATCTCTTTCCAATTGCCAAACACTACACCCTCAAGCATTCCTACCTCACCGAGTCCGTAAACCCTCCACCAATTCGCCCAATAGTTACTTGTAACCGCCTTGTCACGATTCTTTTCAATTTGTCGGACAATACTCTCATCGAGTGCCTCGTTGTCTTTGTATGTAAGGATAATGAAATCTGCGTCAGGTTCGTCTTTTAGTTCGGTGTGTACCCAAAATTCATTAGCAGGGTTAAAGTCAAGGTAAATCTCTTTCTTTGTACGGATAGAAAGCTCAAGGTAAGCGTCAAATGTCACGTTGTTACACTCGTTGATGTACAAGATGTCACGTCTCGCTCCTCGAAGTTTAGATGCGTTATCAGCAGAGAAGAACTCCATCGTACTTCCGTTGGCAAATTCGTATCTCAATAGGGTTGCATTGAATCGGTCTTCTACAAACCTACCAGTCCAACGCATAATTTTCAGGAAATCTTTTAATGCACCTCTGCGGAGATGTGGGATAGTCTCGGCAACTACTGATACCTCTAATCCTTTTTCACGAGCGCACTTATCTATCAGCACAGGCAAAATCCCAAACGTCTTACCTGCGGATGTACCTCCTTGAATAATCTTAACTCTCTTTTCGAGTTCGTAGATTTTACGAATTGCCGTTGTTACCTGAAACATTAAAGTTAAATAGTGGTTGCTCGGTGACGATAGTGTTCTCGGTCTTCTCCGTTAGTCCGTTTAAACGTGCAGTTAAGTTAGCGTTGTACTGCCCTACCAACCCTCCGTTGATTTGGTCTTGTCGGATTTCTCGCTTTATGTGTGTAGAGATGGGACAAAATTCTTCGTAAGCTCCTTCAGTATTCTTTATGTAATGATGAACGGTCAGGTCAAACTTATTGAAGCAGTAGACTTCGAAGCCTTCCATTGTGAGTGGGCATTCGAGTGGTTCTGCAACCATATCACCAGTCCTTTGATTTAGGGTGTATTTGTATCTTGGGTTTTCTTTTACCCATAGTTTATAGCTTTTGAATAGCTCTAATAGATGTTCAGGGCTATCTATCTTTCTTGGTCTTCCTACTTTTGCCATTATTTATTTCGTGTTTTGTTAGTTGTATCATACATTGTGAATGCCTTACTCCTAAATCAGGGAACTCTTTTACCATTGAGTCATCTGCTATGCATCTTTGCAGAAACTCGATTGGTAGTTCTTTAGGTAGTGGAGTTATTGTAGGCATCTTTTACTTTCTTGAAGTGGTCTAAAAATTCGTCTTCGCTTATCTCTTCTAAACACATCAGTCCATCTGCATCGGTAAAGTATTCGATGAGGTGGTGTCCGTCTTTTCGTATCCTCTCCGATATTCCGTGAGCATACTCAATCAGGTCTCTTCCGTAGTCTAAAAGATAGTATCTCATTTGTTGTATTCAGCGTAGACCTTCTGCATTTTGAATACCAGTTCTCTAAAGCAAGATGCGCAGCTTGTAGGCTCTTGACGTAGATTAAAGACACGGTTGTAAATTGCGATGAGTTTAGTCTGCTCACTTGGTTTAAATGTGTCTTGAGTGAGTACGTTGGTTTCATTTAGCCATTGGTATTCTTCTTCAGTTAGGCAGTTCGTGTTTCGGTAAGGAAATAACTCATTGAGCTTCTTCTTACGTTCTTCACAGTTACAATCTTCTCCTAATACAAATTTCGCTACTGATGCAATACCTGTAGCTTCTAATACTTTTTCTACCGTGTCTCCGAGACCTGTAGATGTTGTTGCTTTTCTTTTTGCCATATTAAATTAATTCAAATTCTTCGTTTAAAAAGTCGGTATAATCATCGCCTACCGATTGACGTATTCTTTCTTTGCAGGATTTTATAGTCAGGAAAATAGACTTTAAACTGATGCCTGTTTCGTCTGCTATTTGACGCATTGGTTTTCTCTCGTCTTTGTATATCTTCCATAGCTTTTGGTCGTACCAATTCCAACCTTTAATCTCCCATTCTATTCTCTCGTAGATTCTCTCTAATGATTCGTGTTTAGGTAGCTCTAATTCTTCTGCTGATAAATTCATAACCTTTTCTATAGATAAGTCATTAGATGCGGTTTTGTTGGCTCTATACGTTGTGTTTCGAAGTAGTATCCACATCAGCGCGCGGTTTGGTTCTCCGTCTT